TAATCTGGTTTATTTTCTTGAAAAAAACGATTTGTTTGTTGTTGATTTCTTAGATCAACTTTTCTACTAGCTGTAGTAAGTATATTTGTGTATCCTTGTTCAGATAGTTTTCTAAGTAAAGAAGAACCGACTAATCCTGTGTGAGAAGCAAGATAGATTTTATCATTCTTATTCATGTTCACACATTTCTTTCACCAACATATCAAAATCATACTTAGGATTCCATCCTAAAATATTTCTAGCCTTGGTTGAATCTCCTAGCAAACTATCAACTTCAGAGGGTCTAAAATACTTGGGATCGACTCTAATAACTTCCTTTCCTGTATTTGTATCTATACCAATTTCATCGAGACCCGAACCAGACCACTCGATATTCATGTTGAAATATGGAGCACAGCGATGAACAAATTCACGAACCGAATATTGCTTACCGGTTGCAATAACAAAATCCTCTGGAGTGTGATGCTGTAGAATCATCCACATAGCTTCGCAATAGTCTTTTGCGTGACCCCAATCGCGAAGAGAATTCAAATTTCCTAGACTCAAAATTTTTTGTTTTCCGCGACTAATGTTTCTAAGCCCATCAACAATTTTTTTTGTAACAAAGTTATGGCCGCGTCTAGGACTTTCATGATTGAAAAGTATACCCGAACACGCAAACATATTATACGATTCTCTATAGTTTTTTACAATCCAAAAACCATAAAGCTTCGCAACTCCATATGGAGATCTAGGATAAAATGGTGTCTTTTCAGATTGAGGAGTTTCTTGTACAAGTCCATATAGTTCTGAGGTTGATGCTTGATATACTCTAATGTTATTTTGCATGTTTAGAATTCTAATTGATTCTAATACTTTTAGAGTACCTAGACCATCAACCATCGCCGTATACTCTGGCGTCTCAAAGGATACTTTGACATGACTTTGAGCAGCAAGATTATATATCTCTTGAGGCTGGACTTTCTTTATGACATCCATGATTGTAAAAGAATCAGTAATGTCACCATAATGAAGTTTTAGTTTTGGATTATCATAAAGATGATCAATTCTATGCGTATTGATAGATGAACTTCTACGAATTATTCCGTGTACTTCATATCCTTTGTCAAGAAGAATTTCTGTTAGGTAAGATCCATCTTGACCAGTAATTCCAGTAATCAATGCAGTTTTCATAATAACACCAATAGTTATTCTTTTCTCCAAGGATAATTGCCATCGTATTTTTGCTCATTCATCTTGTTGCCATGAATGAAAAAGTCAGGCGATGCAGAATTAGGATTACCGTCCAATCTATAATTCAATGTATATGCTCCGCTCGTATCAAATGGAGCAAGATCTTTTATTGTGTTGAAAAAGCGTCTATCTCCAGCGTAACCAGAATGCCACACCGAAGCAACGCGAATTAGAAACTCACGACGAAACGCATATGCACTAGTATCAACGTGATAGTGCATACCATTCCACACAGGATATTTTCCTAGATTTTCGCAATCGTCACGACACAAGAAATTATCATCTTTGTCATATATGTTTCTTAGACTATATGCCCATGCTAGATTGCTAGCTTGCAATGTCTTTACAAGCTTTTCAACATGATCGGGTTCAAACCAATTATCCTGATCAAGAAATAGCACGATGTCTTCGTTAACAAGATGGGAGAAGCCCGCATATATGCGATGACCATAGAATCCATCGGCGCCAGTATTGTGCTTTAAATATACGACATCTTTTGGTGGCACATATGGATCGCTATTTACGAATAGATCATCAAATCTTGGTTTGAATTTATTTCCATCAACAACAAGAAGATAACTGGTGTTTTCATATGTTTGATTTTCTACGCTCTTGATTGCCCGCAGAACTTTCTTGTCGCCTGTAGTTGGAATAATAACTACAGCCTTCATTAGAAGGCGCTCATGGGAAATGGAGCAATCACACCCCAATGATTATCCATGCGAATAGGATATTTACCATATAGTCTTGGCTGATGAAGCTTGCCATCACGATATAGTTCAAGCAATACTTTCTGACAAGCGTCAAGATCTAGATCAGCCCATGATCTATAATCAGATTTTGGTAGTGAATGATAGCCACGAGAAATTTCGGCAACATGTTGCTCATTCTCAATCATTGTGCGACCAATGATGACTTCAATTGCTAAAATATTCACACGCTTCTTTACGATATCGCGCACACAGCGCGAGACTGAATAGCCAATATATCTCATAATATAATCTCCGAATTATCAAGCAAGTATATCAAATTACTTTCGATAAATCAAGTCTTTTTTGACAATACTATTTAGTCTGCTTGTAATATGATCTACTGCAACTTCAGGATCACATGTCCCGCACATGAATACATCGATTGCCGCGTAGTTTTTTTCTGGCCATGTGTGAATGCTGATATGACTCTCTGCAAGAACGATTACACCAGTAAGACCATATCCATCACCAAAGTGATGAAAGTGATCGCTTAGTACTGTTGCACCAGACTTCTTGGCTCCATCAATTAGGATTTCTTTCCAAAAATCAATTGAGCCAAGAAGTTCCGCAGATACATCATGCAAATCAGCAATAACATGCCGACCCATGTATGATACAGTCATCTCTCATGCCTGACGTTCGATGTAGTTGACTGTGATCTGTCGTGGATTGAAGAATTGAATGATCTGATCTCTTACCACATCACGATCATAGGGCTTGCAGGAAAACACATCAATGTATGCGTCACCTGTATCATTGCAGAAATGAGCACAGATATTACTTGTTTCGATAAGTTGAACGAGAGTAAATCCAGCTTTATTTCCCTCGCCAAAATGAACAATCTGAGGTTCTCCAAAGGCTTTCATATCAATAGCATTCACAAGACTCTTTGCAAAATTATAAACATTATCATAACTCTTGATTAATTCAATATCGCAGGCGCGACAATCAAGCATTGCGTGATAACCCCAGTATTGTTCCATCAAAGTATCCTTTCTAGAAGAAAGTCACCGTGAGTACAATACCCACGGTGACTGGTTAGATGTTAAGATTAAGTGAGATTATTTAGTCAGAAATTATTTTGAAGCGAGAACTTTTTCGGTTGTAAAGTTCTTGTCGTTCAGAAGAATCTTGCGAGGCTTCTTATTTTCCGGAATCACATTTTCAAGTTCAATCACAAGCATTCCGTCAACAAGATCAGCGGACTTTACTACTACCGTGTCAGCGAGAGTAAATACACGGGTAAAATTACGAAGAGCAATGCCACGATGGTAATAAGTTTTGCCGTTGTCGTCATCTTTCTTTGCGTTTCCTTGAACTGTTAGTTTATTATCTTCCAAGGTAATGTCAATTTCTTCTCTCTTGAAACCAGCAACTGCTAGCTCAATTACATACCTATCTTCGCTAATCTTTGCGATATTATATGGTGGAAATGATGTTAGAACCTTGTCGGGAATATTTAGTGCTTCGTCCAGGGTGGATAGAAGTCTATCAAATCCAACAGTTGATGGAAGCAGATTGCGTCCGTATGCGAATGTCATGTTTAACTCCTTTTAAGCAAGTTGAAAACATACTAGCCCAAAATGGCTCTAGTATGTGTATTATATAGTATTTGCTGACGGTTTGTCAAGGGCTTTCGTGCCCGTAGAACCAAATCCACCCTTGCGATTTGTATTATCGCGAGTCGGTCTTTCCTTGATTTCCTCAAAAGAGGCTCTATTGTTCTTTACAAGTTCACCTTGACAAATTCTGCTTAGATTAGGGATGTTGATATTTCTTGAAGAAAGATTCGTTAGCATGACAAATGTTTCTTCCATATAATCCGAATCAATGACACCTTGTGCATTTGCAAGTGTCAATCCCTCTTTCAAAGAAAGACCAGAACGAGGATGAATGCGAATAGAATATTCTTTAGGAATGTCGAAAATAAGTCCAGTTGGTGCAAGAACTCTATCTTTCGGACATAATAGAATTCCGCCATCAGTAGTCAATAGTCTTGTAAACTCTTTGCCCGACTCATCATAACCTCTAAATGCCATCTTTCCATATGTGCATAGAGAAATGTCAAAACAAGCAGCATCAGTCGTTGAATATACTGGCGCTTGTGCTTGAGGATGTAGTTTGTGAAACTTCAATTTGATTGCCATAACAAAATCTCCATGATTTATTCAGTTTCAATTTTCTTTTTACCGATATTGTACTTTGCTACTAGTTGCCAATCGTTCTTGTCCTTGAATGCCAGTATCTTGATTTGATTTAGTGGGCAAATAGGTTCTGCTGTTTTCTCCGGCTTGACTAGAGCAATTAGCTCCCACTCAGCAAGAAGATTGGCGATTGAATTACGTCTACCTATATCGCTTTCTGAAAAGTTAGTTGGTTTACCGTCAAGTGCAAACAATTCCTTGAAATGTGCGATATAGTATTTTCCCTGCTTGTGAAGAATGTGACAAGACTGATAGAGTGTCTGATCTTTCTTTGAAGCTACGCCAATTCTAGTCAATGTTTCTTTGACTTTGAGGAAGTCATCACGCTCTTTTAGCGTCACCTCCACCATGTCTTCTACGCTCCACATTACCCACTCCACCTTTTTTTGTTATAGTTATTATATGATCAACCTGATCAGAGGAGAGGATTCGCATTGCTTCTAGTGCTTTTGCGCTTGAACACTGGTAGTACTCTTTGATAGCATCCAGAATATCATTCTTCTCTTTCTTGACCCACGGCTGAAACTTGCGTTTCATAGATCTAATACTATTTAGATAATATTGGAATTGTAGCTTTTCGTCCAAACCGTGTCTCAAGTTCATTTCATTGGCATGTAATATAGAATCAACGTGATATGATAGCGCACGATTGACCACAAATGCATTATACGATTTCTCAAAGTCTGGCTCATTCGATAGATCCTTCTTCGTCTTTTGAATTGCGGGCAATATATCTTTGAATAGATCCATTTCAATACTCCGATACAGTATATTTTCTCAAAGTATTAGCTTCTTCTTTCGTAAGCTTTTTGACTGGTTTTATAGCATCCTGTTCAATGTTGACTAGAATCATTGTTCTACCATCTTTCGTAGTCCTCTTTCTTGTTTTAAAAGATTGTGGATTTGCCTCAAAAATATACCCATCCCACTTGAATTTATGTCGTGGAGCAGGAACCGATATGAAATATAGAACGTCAACATTTCTACATTTGTTCAATTGATTTGGTTTGAATGTAAATGCTTTCTCAAGAATAAACGGAACTTGCGTCTTCACCTCAATCGTTTGGCCATCACATGTCATGTCCTTTTCACGATCATAAGGATCAATCGATTCCTGAACAATCTTGCCTTGACTACTTAACATATTGATGATTATCTTTTCACCAATTCTACCAAGAATATCAATGTCTCTTTCACGAGTTTTCATTTGAATGAACACTCCATCATGATCGTGGTCAAACACGCAACCATATTGATTTCCTGATCCGCAACAAATGCCGACTTATATTGATAATCGGCAAGAATTACGACAGCCTGAGGAATAGACTGTGGTTGTAGAATATCATATAATGAGTCATAGATCAAACGAAAAATCTTGACTTGATCTGCATCATTATTCACACCCACCCACTTACGCATGGATGTAAAGTCTTTTTCCTTGAGATGCGAGACAAGATCCTTGAGATTGACATCAGCAACTTGTGCTAATACACCCGTGTCGATTTCACCCTTTACCGAATATCTCTGTAGCTCATTCAATACACGACGATAGTCAGGAAAGTGCTTTTGTATGATTTGAACAAGAACGGTATTATCGTACTTTACTTTTTCGATATCGAGGATGTGCTGGATTCTCTTTAGAAATCCAGCAGCCATCTTGACCTTGTTTCC